GTTTCTTTTGGTCTTTGCAGATCAATTGCCTTAGATCTAGCAGCATCCATAGTGGATATCCAGTCTAAAGTATATTTACGATCATCAAGAGGTATTTCTAGAATGTCTAGTATATCTCCTAAGCCATTATAACTTTTACCTAAATAGACACCATTCATGGTATCCCAGTTATCTCGCAACTTATAGTACAGGCCTATTGCTTCTTGAACTTCATCTGGAAAATCATCCAGTTCAACTGGAATCTCTTCTTCGACAGGTTCATTTCCCATAGCCTCACACATTTCAAAATAAAGATCCTTGGTCATTTTTGATGCCATATTGACAAAAAATGACTCTAACATTCTATTTATTTCTTCACGTTGCTCGTTTGAAAGTTTCCCAATTCTGTTACCGTTTCGCTAATAAAAGCATCAAAGTTGGTAGAATTTTTCATTAAAAATAACGCATTTTCTTCGGTATATTCTAATTCACTTTCTGAATCTTGTCCAGAAATATCTACTGGAGCTAATTGCTCAAGATGAGCAAGGGTAAGACCTGTCCATCCTTTGACTGACTCTTTTACATAAAGCTGTAAGAATAAATCATCGTTTAATTCTTCAACTGCTTGACGGTTTTTAAATGTAGTTTTGGTAGCTTTTTTACGAACATTAACTAATGTTTCGCGACTTAAGAAGCTGACTTTTACTTTAAAACCAGTTAAACCTGGATAGTCTACTTCTACTGTTTTTGATGGAACTAAAAGTGTTTTTAGTGAAATACTGGTTGCCATTTGGATTTTTATCCTATTATTGAGTTATGAAAAAGTAGGGGTGGTGATCAAGCCACCCCTTGTGTAAAAAACTACACTAAATTAAGAGTAGTAACGAACTGAAATGTCATTTGATTTTGATAAGTCAAATGTACTGCTTGTTGTTGTAGCACTAATAGAAGAACCTTGTGCAGTAAAGTTAATAACTGTTGAAATAACTTGTTGAACGTCTACAGTTGGAATAGAAATTGTAGCACTTGGCATATCTAATATAACTTTAACTGTATTGTCTTTACCACCAATTGCCAGTGATAATGAAATCATTGGTTCAATTGTTGTTGAAGCTGCAGATAACATATCTGCTAATAGTTTACCAGTATCGGTAATACTACTTCCTGTTTTTAAGTAAGCATTTAGTGAACCGCTAATAGCACGAGTACCTGTGTAATATACCACTGGACTGTTAACAACACCCAAGTTAGCTGGTGTAATATAGCTGATATTGTTGTTAATTGTTAGTGAACCACCTGTTAGTGCTACGTTATATTGAGTACCTGCAGCTGTACTACCAATTGCTTTATTAGACTTTAGTGTAACTGTAGAAAGTTTATTGGTAATATAGTTAGCAGTAGTATTTTTAGTACTTGCAGTTCCTGTAAAATCGCCACTAAATGTTGAATTTGTTAGAGTAGTAGCAACTTGACGTAGGGCAGTTGCTTGACCAGTCCATGCAATAGTTGCAATAGCGTCTAAGCCGAAGTCAATAGTTGCTTGGTTTAAGGCTGCGTTATCTACTGCATAAGCAACAGAGTCAACCACAAAAATCATACCAAACTTTTGTAACTGGTTAAAGTTAGAGCTTGCGCTAGAAACCATTGAGTAGCTGCTGCTGGCTGGAGCCCATGAAGATTTGTAGAATTTTAAACTTGTTGCTGTTATACCAGAAACTGTTAAAGTAGTATCAACTGCTGGATTAGCAAACTCTACTGTTAGTGAAGTTGCACTAGTGCTAACTGTTGTTCCAGTAGTAGTATAGGTTACTAGTGAACCGCCTGTTCCAGTAGTAAAACCAACAATTTTTGCTGGTGCATTAAAGAATTCTAATTTACTAGTTGGTGCAGTAAATCCATTAAATACAATTGTATCACCAATACTAGGGGCTGTTTGACTATTTGCAGTATCTAGTGTAATACCTGTCATTCCACTGATTACTAAACTACCAACAGTTGCTGTAACAGTAGAGCTAATATCAGTAAATGTATATGCAAAAGTTAAGCTTGAACCGTTTACTGTAATTGCAGATTCAATATTGTTAACACCCATTAGTGCGTTCCATAATACAGATTCTTCAGCATTAACAACTGAACCTGATTTTGAAGGGCGAACATAAGTACTCATTGAGAAGTCTACTGGCGCTAAGCTAGTATTAAAACTACGTTGTCCACGAGTAGGTGCTCCACCTGCTTCTGAAATTGTAACTGTGTCTTGGTTAGTGTTTTGTGAGAATGTAAATCCGTCAAGAACTTGAATTTCTTGCGTATTTGATGTGGTAAAACCACTTGCGTTAATTACACCTGTTGTTGAGCTTACGTTTGTAGTAAAGAATACTCTACTATTACGTACTAAATTTAATGCCATAATCTTTCCTTTTATGATTATAAGTATACTATATATACACTAACTAGATATTTATCTGTTGCGGTAATAAGTATTCTTGGGGTTACATAAGTGCATATTGCACTTGTATATTAATTTCACCGACTCCAAATGGCTGTAAAAGCCCTTCATCGGTAACAATAGAAGTTATTAAAATTTCTGTAGTTTTGTAATTGTTATCCTGATCGTATGTTAGTTGACGATTATCATGAATTACTTGCTCTACATCTTCTAATAAATTTTCTAATAATTGTTGAGCATTTTCACCTTTGCAGTAGACTTTTAGTGAAAGATTTAAAAATCCCCATGTAAAATCACCTGGTAAATAATCTCTGGTTTCCGAACCTGCTATTACATAAACGGCTGGGAAATCTTTTACTTCATCCCAGAATTTTAGGTAAGGATAAGCGTTATTAAATAAGTTAGTTAAATAAGGACTATTGCCATCTATTACTTTTAACTTTTCAGTTAATGCTTTTGTTATAGAATTTCTACGGCTCATACTAGTACAGTCCTCATACGATTAGCCACCTTTTCAGCAGCAATTTCTTTTATTGATTTAGATATTAACAGTTTAGGGTCTCTAGATCTAGGTATACTCTGTCTACCACCTTCTGAAAATGTTGCATATGGATTTTGCATATAACTATAAAATGCAGTTATCATCCCCTCACGACTTTCACTTAGTCTTTCAACTTTGGCACTTGCCGCTAGTCTACCTGTGCGATAGTTTAGTACATCAGTACTACCACCACTACCCATATTAGCACTAACTACATCCTGTAAATGACTGTCTAGAAGATTTTGTAGACTTACCAATGAAGTATTATTAACTTTAGGCGTTTCATTTTTTGGTTTATTTGCTTTTATTTGTGCCTTTAGTTTTTTAGCTTGTTGTATTAATTCTTTATTAGAATTAAGTTTTATTTTTATAGGTAACTCTTTATCTATAGATTTATTTATTTTACCCCTATAAACTTTTTTATCTGTCTTACCTGTGGCAATTATACTTGCTAAATTAGTTGCTAACAAATCAATAAAACTTGGTGAGCTTTTGCTATTTAGTAACATTTCACCAGTCGAACTCATATTAAATACTTTTTCTATTTCTTTTGAGTCAGGGGTAAAAACTTTTCTAAGTTCATCTATAACAGCTTTACTAGCTACCCCAGAAGATCTATTAGTAATACTATACTGCATTTCTACTAAATACTTATCTACTGATTTAGTATAGTCAACTCCATCTATTGTTTGATAAATTTTTGGAGATAAATTTGCAGATTTTAGATCTTCTTCTTCTAAGCGTTTAATATATTTATCTAATACACCTATTAAAGTATCTTTAATTTTTTTATCTAAATTGTTGGAACCCTTAATTTCATTCGCAAAACTTTTTGTTAAATTTGTTGCAACAGAAATTACGTGTCCTTTATCGTAGAATGTACCTACGGTAAAATTAGGCATTGAGTCAATTTTTTGCCACTCTCTATTGTATTCTTTTTTAGTTAGAGTAGGATCATTTTTTAATTCTTCTTTTAGCCTATCTTTATGCGCTTCAGTTTGTTTATATAGTTCAAAGTCTATTTCTTCGCTGGTAAATGCCCTATTTAATACATCTGTAATAGTATCAAAATTTATACCTTTATATAAAACCGCATTTTGACCATTTATTTTTTGAAATGAACCTTTAGCACCATCAATACCAGAATTATCAGCTAATTTTTGTAGCATTGCTTGTACATCTTCTTTATTTACAGAACCAGTAATACTTTTAAAAATATTTGATACATCTTTAGCAGTTATTAAAAAATCTGTTTTACTTGAAGATTGTTGAGAAATACGTAACTTATTTGCTGTTGTACTAATAATATTCTTTTCCAGGGCATTAAACCATGTTTTATAGGTATGATCTTGCAAAGCTGCACTAAATTCTAATACACTCATGGTTATCCGTAGTAAGCAGTATATAAATCTAATACACGTTTAATACCTGCTGGTAGGTTAGTTGTACTAACATACTCAATTTGCATAGTATTAGGGCTGATTGATTTTGAGCTATGTACAGCCGAATCATTTCGTAAATAGTAAGCTGTTAAGTCAAGTACTGCAAGCTTTAAATCTTCAGGTAGTTCTTGATAGCCTGCGTTGTAAGTTACACGAAAAGCATTAACTTTATTATAGTTAGTAAATATTGGCAATATAAATTCTACTGCATTTGTATCTGTATCTACCACATAATCTGTAAACTCTTCTAGTGTAGTATAAGTTTTACCATAGTTTTCAGAGAATTCAATTAAAGCTATTTGTGTTAGTGGTGTTTCGCTAAGTAAAATACGATTATTTACGCAACTTCTAACAGTTTCTATTTTGTAGTCTTCTAAATAATCTACAAAAGTTCTGCGACATATTTGTTTAACCAAAGAACTAATTTTTGGTATTATACTTTGTATAGCCGCATCTTGATTAGTACTATTTATTAAAGCGTAAGTTTTGTATTCCTGTAACGTTATTAAATCAGTTGCCATAGAATATCCTTTTTATC